TACGGATTTTCGTGATGGGTGGCCCAACTGGCCCATTGGGGAAGTAGACTGGTCGGAGCGACAGGATTCGAACCTGCGACCCCTACCCCCCCAGAGTAGGGGGAATGGAAAAGACAAGCAATATCAAAGACGAACGTCCGCAAAGGTATTCGGAACGTTCCGTATCCGTTGCTGCCAATCTGTGGCGAAGCTGTGGCGCATATATAAAGTGGCGCCATCCCAAGCCCCCTCCCTGGGGAGGCTGTGAGCATGGGGCTGCGGAAAATCCTCGTCGCTGATCTCCTCTGCGGCGCCGGCGGCTCGTCCACCGGCTGCGCACGTGCCCTGACCGAGCTCGGCCTGCAAATGGAACTGGTCTGCGTCAACCACTGGGGCGTGGCGATCGAGACCCACAAGAAGAACCACCCCGAGGCCCGGCACTATTGTCAGGACATCGCGTCGGTTCGGCCGCACATCATCGTGCCCGAGGGCTATCTCGATCTCCTCATGGCCTCGCCGACCTGCACCCACCATTCAGTGGCGCGCGGCGGCAAGCCGACGAGCGATCAGCAGCGTTCGGACCCCTGGCATATCGTGACCTGGCTGACCGAGCTTCGGGTCAAGCGCCTCATCATTGAAAACGTCTGGGAGTTCATCGGCTGGGGGCCGGTCGATCCCCGCACCGGCAAGCCGATCAAGAGCCGCAAGGGCGAATACTTCAAAGCCTGGATCGATACGATCCGGCGCCTGGGCTTCGAGCCGGAATGGCGGAAGCTGAACGCCGCCGACTTCGGCGACGCCACGACGCGCCAGCGCTTCATCCTGATGGCGCGCAGCGACAGCCGGACCGTTCATTGGCCGACACCGACGCACCGGAAGCGCGAAGACGGCAGGCTTGAGCTGTTCCCGGGCATCAAGCCATGGAAACCGGCCCGCGACATCATCGACTGGGACATCAAAGGCAAGTCGATCTTCAACCGCAAGAAGCCCTTGGCGCCGAAGACCCTGGCCCGCATCCATGCCGGCGCCCTGAAATTCGGATGGCCCGAGCCGTTCCTCGTCATCCTCCGGAACCACATGGCGGGCCAGAGCGTCGACCAGCCCATTCCGACCATTGCCGCCAACGGGACGCATATAGGCTTGGCCGAGCCTGTCATCATGAACGGGCGGAAGGGGAACAAGGCGAAGGGGGTCCGTTCCGAGCCCATCCCGACTTTGGATACGAAGGGGGGTGTTTGGCTTGCCGAGCCCTTCATCCTGAACCGCCACGGCGAAGGTTATGGCGAGACGCGCGCGCATTCGGTCGATGCGCCGACGCCAGCCGCGGGTTGTCGAGGCGCCGGGTACATTATAGAGCCGTTCATCGCCACGGTTGCCCACGGCAACGAGGATGGCGATCGTACCGCCGATAGCCGCCGCAGCCATAGCCTCGACGATCCGCTCGGCGCGATGCACGCAGGCGGGAACAAATTCGCTGTTATCGAGCCGTTCGTGCTCTCGCGCCAAGGCGGCGGCGCGCCTCGGTCGACCAAGGAGCCAACGCCTGCGCAGGTGGCGAAACATTCGCACCTTCTGATTTCACCCTATTACGGCAGCGGCTCTGGCGAGACATGCTCAAGCGGCGAGCAGCCGCTGCCCAGCCCGACGACAAAAGGCCGCTTCGGGATGATCGTTCCTGTCACCCATACCCAGGGGGGCAATGCTGCGCGTGATGTCGATGTAGACGGCTTGCCGACGATCACCACAGCGAAGGGTGGCGAGCTCGCATTCATCACCGCACAGTTCGGCGAGCGTCCGGGGCAAGCACCGCGCGTGCATGACATTGAATTGCCAGCCCCCACGCCGACGGCGACCGGCCACATCGATCTCGTCGAGGCGACGGCGGAATATGACATTCTGTTCCGGATGCTAGAGCCGCACGAGCTGGCGGCCGCTATGGGCTTCAATAGTGAAGAAGCCTCATACGAATTCGCCGGCACGAAGACTGAGCAAATCAAGCAGATCGGCAACGCGGTGAGCGTCGCGAAGATGAAAGCCTGCGTCTCGGCGATCATGGCCGACGCGGCGCCGAAGAAGGTCGCGCAAGACGACCAGAAAGCGAGGGCAGCATGACCCCTCCGACCAGCGGGCCTATCCTCATGAGCGGGGCTATGGTCAGGGCGACGCTGGCGCCGATCACGGTCAAGGCCGCGTTGAAGCAGGTGAAGGCATGGCACCGCCACCTTCCCGACCTTCAGGGTGGTCTCTTTGCCGTTCAGGTCGTGGATGAGGCGGCGCGCTGTATCGGCGTGGGTGTCGTCGGCAACCCAGCACGGGCATGGCAGGGAACGGCTCGGGCCATCATTTCTCGCGTGGCGACCGAGGGGCATGAGAACGCCTGTTCCCAAATCTATGGTGCGCTCGCCCGAGCTGCCAAGGCGCTCGGCTATTCCGAGGTCTGGACCTACACGCTGCCTGGCGAGCCCGGCACGTCCTTGCGTGCAAGAAATCTCACTACCTGCTGGTCAAAGTCACCTTTGATCGGAAGATCAGCCGAGGCGACGCGATCAAGCAGGCCCGCGAGAACCTGAAGGGCGAAGAAACCAAATGCTTCTATCGCAACAGGAAGTGGCCGCACAATGACATTGAGGCACGGTCAAGGTTTCCGCCGTCTCATCGGTGTTCGTATGACCGACCTTCTCACCCGTCTCGAATCTCGCGAAATCGAGGCGATCAAACACGCGCTCGGCTGGCCGAAAAACTACCGCAATTATTTCTGCGCTGACGATAAGGACGTGCCAACGTGGGAAGGCCTTGTGGCGAAAGGCCTCGCGTTCGAGCGACCCAACCGCCTCTCTCCAGATCGCCTCTTTCACGTCACCTCTGCCGGCAAGCGCGCCCTGGATCAGGAGCCCCAGACATGAAAGCAGAAGTGATAAGGGAAATTGCGGAACGGCAGAGCGCCAAGCCGGATGAGTTTCGCGACTCCGCCGATCTCGCCATGAGCATGACGACAGCGGTCAGCGTTTTTGAGCAGGCCGGCTTCGCAGTCGTGAAGACAGAAGAACTGGAAGCGGCGCTGAAGCCGTTTGCGAAAGAAGCTGATGCCTGGGAGGAGATGGGCGACACTCGGCCCGTCATCGGTGACGACAGCCCCGTAACCGTTGCCGACCTCCGCCGCGCCGCCGCCCTTCTCGCCGCGCTCACCCAGGAGAAGACATGAGAACCGAAGCTGAAATCATGGATGACCTGAGGTGGGTCGGTGAGCGTCTGCACGACAGCCAGGAGCATGCGCAGATTGTCCGCCTCGAAGAAAAACAGGAGCGGCTTTGGAAAGAACTTGCCGCGGTCAAAGAAGCTGCCGCGCTCACCCAGGAGGGACGGGGATGACTGCTGCCGAAATGGTGAAGGACGGCAGGTTATTGAGGCGTGGCTACCTCGCCTTCGACCCGACTAGCCGCGCATGGGTGTTCGGATGGACCCGCGAATATTTCGACGTCTACGGGTGGGAGACCGTCCCGCTCTACAGCGTTCATGAGCCCATAGCCAGGGAGACCCCACATGACCCATAACCCCGCTGAGGCGCTGCGAGAATTGCTCGATACGCTGAAAATCCACAAGGCAAACTTTTACGGCGGCATGTGGACTGAGCGGCAACGCAAAGATCTGATGGAAGCCATTCATCACGGCAACGAAGCGCTTCTCGCCCTCACTTCCCCCGCCCCTGCGTCTGCCGGTCCCGTTCTGCTCGACGAGGCCAGAGCCCACCTCGCCCAAAGCGATGAGGTGATCTCGGTAATGCCTAACACCACGCGGGCGATTATTGAGGGGCTGCTGGCAGCGGTGTCGGCGCCGGCGCCGAACGAGTCCACGCTCATCACCATCATCGCAGACATTCGCGAGAAATCCGGCGTCGGCTCAAAGCCCATGCTGTCGGAGCTGGCTGATGCGATTGCGGAGAGGATCAAGCCTCGCCCCTCCCCGGATGTGGCGGGAGTGAAGCTTGCCGACAGGGTCGATCTGACTGGCGGCGTGCGACCTGCCCATGTCCTGGAGAGTCTGACAGAGTCGGTCAATCAGGCGTGGGCAATCATCGGCGACAACGCACGTTGCAGTGTCCCGGCGACGTTCATTGGCTGGCTTCTCCAAGAATACGAATCCCTCTCCGCAGAGAAGGGGAGGCTGGTGGAGGCGCTGACGCCGAGCGCTGAGACGAAGGCCGCGTATATCGGCGAATTCACATTCTCACTCAATGCAGGCCTGGACGAGTTCGGCGACGACCACATCATCAAGAATGTGCAGGTCCCCTGGACCACGATCAAGGAAATCATGGCGGCGATCCGCGCCCGTAATGAAAGGTGACTTACGCTGCATCGAAGGCCGTTTGTTCCGGCATGACCCGCAATGGGATGACCCGGACCTTGAAACTGACATTGGTCAGTGCCCGGACTGCTCTGGTGACGGTTGCGACGACGAGCCGGTATCGAAGCCGGGACGTTCCGATCTTTGGCTGAAGGGTCGCCGCCCATGACATCCCCCAGAGAGCAGGCTATCGAGGCTGTTGCGGGCCGCCACTATGGAACGCCGGCCAGCGTCCGCGCCATTATTGACGACTACGAGAGAACCCGCGCTCGCATCGACGGCGCGAAGATGATGCCGAGAGAGGCGACGGCTCTGCCCCTTGAGGTTGCCCGTCACGGAGAGAGGGTCGAACGCTTGGGGCAAGTCATCCGTGAGCTATGCAAATGGGCCACCGCCAGCCGAAACGACTGGTTGATAAGCGAGGCCATCGCAGAACTGAAGCTTTGGTATCGCCATCTTGATGATACGAGAAAAATGGGTCTGGACCCATGACCATGTTCAATCCCGGTGCGATTTGCAGAGCCTATGAGACCTTGGAGCCGAAGCGCAAGGCGACTTGGCGAGGCCGAACAGGGAGCGAAACTCTCCCGACCGGGGCCAGCTCTCCCCCCGCCACCCCGAAGGAGAAGGACTGATGAGCGAGAAGGCCACGCATTCTGCTGAATACAAACAGACCGTTGAGGCGCTGAGCCGCATGACCGACGATGAGGTCAACAAGGCGTATGCCGAGGCTCAGAAGCGTCGCGCAGAGGCCGCGTACACGACCGGGCACTGCCAACACAATAAGCAGCCCGGAGGCTGCCAGCTTCACAATTTGCAATGCGGGTGGCCCGGGTGTGACCCCCGCCCCGCCTGAACTGTCTTGATTGGAGGAGAGGATGAAGCCGAGCCATGATAACGAGCTATGAAGCCCTTGTCTTGACCACGGCTCTCGAAAGGTCCGTGAGGGGCAAGAGACATGGGTCCGCCAAATTCCGGTGGGTGACCGTTCCAGAGATTTCCCAGCCAACGCTTTCGGACCTTGCGCGAAAGGGCTTGCTGCGCCAGATGGACGATTGTCCGGAGATCGTGCAGATCACGCAGCGCGGTTATGATGAGGTTTGGGATCATGTGCTGAGGACCCGCCACTTTCCCAATCGCGCTGAAGCGGCATCGAAGGCGGGCACCCGCCCCTAGCCCTCTCCCCACCTCCAGTGGCAGGATGGGGAATGAAGACGTCGAAGCGCAAAAAGTAAGGCCCGCTCCCTGGTTTCCCAAGGAGCGGGCCGGAGGAATCCTACTGGCCAGACTGGCTGGCGGTCAGATTCGGGATGTCAGGAGATCAGCCAGACAAGGCCGCCTCCGATGAGGACGCCAAGGCAAGCAAGGCTCTTGAGTCGGGTAACATGTCATCTTCCTCCGTCAGGCTCGGAAACCGGCGATGGCCGGGATTATCGCATCGGGGCGACGGGGCCGAATATCAGGAGGCACGCAATCACCGTAATGATTGGGAAGACAATGGCGCCCGTCAGGAAGCCGGCAATGAACATGAGCATGCTATCTCTCCATGCTGGTTGGGGTTATCGCTTGGCCCTCACATCCCGATAGAACTTGTTCCAGTCACGCCGCTTGCCCTCGCAGGTCTTGAGGGCGCTCCGGGTGGCGAATAAGGCCTGGACGGCGTCCTGGCCCACGGTGACGACCGGCCGATCGCATCTGATCTGGAGGCGAGCAGGCGGACACTGCTTCGCAAGCTCGTCGTGATTTGGTCCAAGGCGAATATTGTTCATGATTCCTCCGTCAGGCTCGGAAACCGGCGATGGCCGGGATTACTTGCGGCTAGGGCTGCAGACCCTTTTCGATCTCGGCAACCATCTCCTTGATAATGCGCTGCTGATAAGCCTCGGCTGCCGTCTGCGGGATGAAGCCATCTGAGCCGGCGTAGACCTCGTAGGCGCGCCGCAGGGCCTCGCGTGGATCGCTCATCTCTTCTCCCTCACGACCTTGTAGAAGCGCTGCCAGCCGGCGCGCTTGCCCTCGCAGGTCTTGAGGGCGCTCCGGGTGGCGAATAAGGCCTGGACGGCGTCCTGGCCCACGGTGACGGCCGGCCGATCGCATTTGACCTGCAAGCGAGCTGGCGGATCAGGCAAAGGCACCTTTGGCCCGTCAGGGCGCGCCGTCGATCCGGCGCACGCCGTCAACATGCTCAGGAGTAAGAGCACAGGAAGGCGGAGCTTTCCGCAGTTCATCGAGCAGTTCCTTCTGTTTTTCGGCTTCAGCTTCAGCGCGGGCGGCATCGGCTTCAGCCTGTCGGCGGATTTCGTCATTGGCTTCGAGCTTGGCCTGAATGTCAGCAATGGTGGCTTCGAGGTTCTTTGCCTTCCACATGGCGTCCGCCGCGTCATAGCCAGCGTCATAAACGCGCCATGTCCATAGGCCGAAGGCGATGACGGCGCCGACAATGAGCCAAGTCTGAAGGCTGAGGCCGCCCAAGAATTGCTTGGCGGCGAGCCAGGCAACGCCGATCATCCGACTATCCTTTTCCAGAGCTTCTGGCGGTTCTCGTTGCCCATCCAGATCAGGGCGCCGAACACGATTGCCGTCACGGTCAGGCACATGATCAGGATGCCAAGCCAGTCAGCGCCCGACAGCAGGCCATAGCCGGAGACTGGAACGTTCGGCGTCAAGGCAGTTGCCCATTGGCCGGCAGTGGTCGAGCCAGCGCCCTCCTCATCGGTGCCGGCCATCTCCTCGGGATCGGCCTCGTCGCCGTCCTCGCGCTCGACCTTGATGGCCCTGAGCATTGATGCCGTAACGGGCTGCATGCGCCGCGCTGCTGGCAGGCCCAGGCCCGCCGCCCATTTGATGGCGTCGAAGCACGGGCAGGCCTTGGCGACCCCCGGGAAGTCCCTGTGGCCCAGGATCTTGGCCACCGGATATTTGCCGGTCAGGCGCATCAGAAGCGTCTGGAGCGAGGCCCATTGTTCCGCGGTAAAGTTGTTCTGAGGCCGCTGGCGCGCATCCGTGCCGCCGACCATGCAAATGCCGAGCGTATTGGCATTGCGGCCCTTCACATGGGAGCCGACGAGGTTCTCAGGCCGCCCGATCTCCACCTTGCCATCACGGCGGATGACGAAGTGATAGCCGATGTCGCTCCAGCCCTTGGCCTTGTGCCAGCCGCGGATCTCATTGGCGCCGATGTCGAGCGTCGGCGGCGTGGCGCTTGCGTGAATGACGAGATAGTCAGTCGAGCGGCGCTGCATTATCGTTTCTCCGGCGGAATGCGGTCCTGCTTCTTTGTTTCGCCGCCGGCGAGATCAGCAAAGCCGCTCCTTCGCAGCAAGGCCTTCGTGGCCGAGATCGGCACGGCGAAGTTGATCCCCGCGCCGCGCATGCCAGCGTCCAGGGTGCCGACGAGCTCGCCCCGCTCATTGAGGACGGAGCCGCCAGAATTGCCGCCGATGCTCGCCGCGTCGATCTGGAACAGCTTGAGGAGCTTCCCGGAGATATTCAGGGTGCGCTCGACCGACGAGACAATGCCCTTGGTAATCGAGTTGTCGAGCACGACGCCCGGATTTCCGACGACATAGATTGTTTGTCCCCGCATGAGCACGTGACTTTCCGGGGCGAGCGGAGCTTCCATCGGCGCCTTGAAGTCGACATCGAGGATCTGGAGCAGCGCGACATCGTTGGATGCATCATTGCCCACGATCTTCGCGACATAGTGCCGGGAGGCGATCACCTGATAGTCGCGGGTGACATTCTGCCAGACCTCCAGGTCGAGCTTCTTCTCGATCGTCTTCTTGGTCACCTCACCCGTCACAGGGTCCACGAATTCCTGCTGCTCGCGGGTGATCCGGTCGGTCACACAATGCGAGGCGGTGAGCACCAGGCGGTGCTGCTTGCTGATGATGGTTCCGGAACAGAAGCCATCACCACCGACCCCGACCACAACATTGGTCTGGTCGATCTGCTGGGCCATCTTGGTAAGGTCCCAGGATTCCTGAGCGCGAGCGAAGGTGACAAGGAGGAGCAAGCCGAGCGCACACGCCCCGGCCATGAGCCAGTATTTCATGTGAGTGTTCCTATGTTGGGGAGGTTGGACGCCTTTACACAGGCAGCCACGACAGCGGGAAATGGCCGTCGCGGTAGAGGAGGATCACGAGAGCGGCCGCGCACAGGCAGGCCGCACCGGCAAGGCAGAGACCGGCTATGAAGGCGCCGTCGCTCATTTGATGACGCCGAGCCACTGAGCGAGCGGCTTGAGATTGCCGACGACGAAGCCGATCACCACAGCCAGGCTGATCAGCATCCAGCGGGCACCCTTGGCCTGGAGCAAGACTTCATGCACTTCGGCAAGCTGCTTCGCCATGGTGTCGATCTGCTCAGCCATGTGGTCGCGGGAGGTTTCGAGGATCGCGATGCGCTCACGGAGCTTGCCAGGATCGTCGGTCATCACGCAAGCTCCGCCGGCCAGATAGTTTTCAATTCATCCACGGTCTGCGCCTTGGAGAGGTCGAGTGACTGCGGAATGTCGCGCAGCCTCTGGCGCTGCACCTCGATCTGAGCGACTTCCGACGCTTTCCCCTGCCCTGTGGCCCTCATCCAATCCCGATCGAGCGCTTCGAGCTTCGGCGCGCGGGCCTCGCGAATGCGGTCCATGTGGATGGCGCGGGCGCGTGGCATGTCGTGCACAACCTTGCGCGATCCGTCATCCTTCCAGGCGTTGCGGAAAGTGCGATCCTGCGGAAGCGTGGCGGGATCGGTGATCCACCAGTAAAGCGCCGGAATGCCAGCCTTGGCGATTTCCGCCTCGATATTGGCTGGCGTCGGCTCGCGAATGAAGCCGGGGTCTTCCGGGTTGCGCTTGAGCAGCGTAACGAACTGCATGATTGCAAGGGAACCATCAGGTCTGGAGATGGCTACGAAGACCACTTCGGGTTTACCTTTATGGTCACTCATTTATTGACCTCCAAGTCCACTTACACTCCATGCGTTTGGATCTTCAAGACCAGCAGAGGTGTTAGAACAGCGCGCATTGATAGCTCCAGCAGACACAGTGTCGTACTGGAAGATGCGATTGTTGGTTGTGTGATTGCCAGAGACGAAGGGCGCCCAATTGGCAGACGAAAAGTCGGTTGCAATGGTAACTGTAAGATACCCTACGCCAGCATCGGTAATCGAGGTGACATTGTACGACGTCTGAAGTGTCGGAGTGCCTCCAGAGACAGTTGCATAGGCCCAGAACTTCGGATGGCCGGGGTGGCGGTGCTGGAACAGGGGCACAACCGGATTGTTCTCGCTCGTCGCCGTCTCCATGGCCGACGCGGAGGCGCGACGGCCGGAGCCGACAGCAACTCGCCACCGGCTCGAAGCGCCATCATATGTCAGATATGCAATGCCGCCCGCATGGAGCAGCGCCCAGCTCTGGTTTTCAGTGGCAAAACGGTTGGCAGCGGTCGAAGATACGCTTTCGTCGGCGAGGAAGATCGAAAACGAGCCGATGTTGTGGATTTCAAGCTTGCGGCCCGCAGCGCCGCCTGCAAGGCCGGTGATGGAATAACCGGCCGCATTCGTCCCGATGCGGATCACATAGGCCGTTGCATGTCCTGTCGGTGCGTAGTCATTCTGGCTGGCTATGATCTGCGCAGGGGAGATGGCGGCTGTGAGGGCGAAGGCGCCGGAAATGGTGCCCGGTGCCGGATTGAGCAGGATCACATCGGTCCCGTTATAGACACAGTCGCAGACATGGCCCGAGCCCGCTATGTCGCCAGCCACCAGCGCCGCGCCGGTCAGCTTCTTGATCGTCTTGGCGAGCAAGCCGTCAACGGCAATTGTCGGCGCCGCAACCGTGTTGGCGCCGGCCGCCGTGAAGCGGAAGCGCATATTCGCGGTATAGGCGGTGAAGGCCGGCGAGAACGTCGCGGTGATGGCGTCAACTGTGCCGGCGACGATGGTGGCGTGCGAGACGATCTGATCCTGCACCTGGCTGAGCTTGGCGCTGTCGCTGGCCAATGTGCCCGCGCCAAGGCCGGTCAGCTTGTTGCCGCCCATGGGCTGATTGGCCTGAAACGGCGCGGTGCCTTGCGCGTTGACGCTGTCGGTGAGCGCCTGCCCGGCATCGGTCACGAAGGCGTTGTATTTGGCGCTTTCAATGACCGTGTTGGGCGTGGCCGTCGTGCCGGGCGGCGCGGCATACACACCACTTCCGTTGCGGGGCATATTGATTCCTACTCTATGAAAGGATGGGGCCTTGGAAACTTGACGTTGCGCGGCTATATTTCAGGCCATGCGAACAGCTCTGGCCCTTGTGGCGTTTTTGCTCGGCGCGGCTTCCGCTGCCGCCCAGTGCACGCTTGAGAATGCGACCTACCGAACCGCTGACCCAAGGTCCGACTACGAGCTGACTTTCGCCGCAGGCGATCTAGGCGGTAACACGCTGATGGAAACCAAGCTGGTCTCAAAGGCGTGGAAGGTGGAATGGGTTGGCGATGTGCAGTGGACCAACGGATTTTCTCGGCCGTATATCAGCCTCTCCTTGACGCCCGATGCCGAAGAACCTCTATACTCGGACGAGATTGTTGCGCTCGGCATCGACAGCAAGAAGCGCATCGACAAAATCGCCTTTCCCGCTACCTCTGACCCGGCCCCTAAGGCCATCCTCCTCAATCAGGTGAGCCGAGTAATATATTACTGGGGTCGAGATACCCGAGATTTTGACACCACAAAGCCCTACATCCCGAGCGATATGTTCTGGCTGAGCGGGTGTGAGAAGTAGTCATGCTGCCAAGACGCCTCAAGGCCATCAAGTGGGTGTTCGGATGAGCCGAACGACCTACGTTACAATCTGCCTGATACTGTTCACTATTGCGATGACCGGCTGGTGGTTTCTCACCAGATGGCTAGTCTATGACGTTGGCCTGTGGACCGTGATACCCATCGGGGTAGGTGCCTTCTTCATCGGCTGGCTCTATGACCGGCACGACCAGAAGAACGGGCGCCTTGGCCCACCAAGCGGGCGTTTTGACCGCTGGTACAGAAAACATCTTCTCCCTACCGAAGACCGCGATTGACGCGCTCACCCGCCCTGCCCGATTGGCTGAGCAGAAGTTGTTCCGCGATTTGTTGGCTGATGCGTGACGTCTTAGTCGGTTTCGGTCGCTCACCGGCCTTGACCAGCGCATTAGCAATCTTGGCGTTGTTAACGCCCATTTTCGTTGCGCCGATGCGCGCGGCCGTGGTGCCCAAGGCGAACGGTATGCCGATGGGTGGAGCCGCCGAAGTCAGGGCAAAGTTGAACATGGTCGAAAGGCCGCCCTTGGGTGATGCCGCCCCGGCAAGGCGCAACAAATTCTGTCCCAGCGATCCGTTGACGACCTTCAGAACCGCATCCTGCTCAGCCTTCGGCCAGTACTGAAAATCATCCGACTTCGCGATCTCTTTGAACCGCGTTCGCAGAGAATGTTCGTAGCCGGCCTGAGTGAAGCGCGTAGCATTGTCAAGCTGCGCATTGCGAACGGCTTTGTCGATCGTCTTGGCGCGCGAGGCCCTCGCCCAATTTTCGCGTCCTTGATTGATGCCTTCAAGCCCCTCATCGACGTTCCCGGCAATATAATCGTCTGCCGTTGACTCATCTATGGCGCGCTTCAGCTTGCCGCCGATCATGGGCGCTGCAGGCTCATCGGTATTGAACGCAACCCGCTTCATCCGCTCCACATCCATGAAGTCAGGGGCAGCGCCTTTGGACTTCTCCATCAGGTTCACCATGCCTGATGTTGTTGGGTTCGCCCTTTTAGTGATCTGTCCAAGCTTACCGCCGATGCCATAATCCTGAGCCGCTGTCGCAATATCATCGACAACGCGGTTCCAGGTTTCGGGGCTGAAGACGAGGCCGGCGTTCTTGGCCCGCTCATAGCCCTCTCTGGCAATCTCCTTGATCTCTTGTGTGGTTGGTACGCGACCGGCTTTCTGTGTAAAGGCATTAACCAGGCCGCCGACCATCTTGCCGATGACGGGGACACCAAAACCGAAAGCTGCACCAAAGCCTGCCGAACCCGGCATGGCTTCCATGCGGTTCTGAAGGCCGCCCTCGCCCCTTGTGAAGCCCTCGCCAGCGCCGAGGACACCACCGACTCCGGTCGCCTTTCCAATCTTGATGGCCGCATTGGCACCCTGATACGCCTTTGCCGGAATCATCGCAGCACCACCAGCAAGCCCGCCGGCTACCGTGTTGATTACCGTAGCCGCCGGGCTGCGCTGCGCTGCCTGGGCCTGACGCTCGCGCTCATAGGCAAGTTCCTGGTCATAGTCGCCCCAGAGGCCCCCGCCGGAACGGACCAGCGCGTTGCCCTCATCAACCAGCCCGCCAAGAACAGGAATGCCGACCGCAAGCTGCGTGGTGCCGTCCGCAATATTCTTCATGAAGTTGCCGACCGGCCCGCGCTGCGCGTCTTCCGCCGAAAGTCGCTGTTGGGCCAGCGCGCGATTGCGCGCCTCCTGAAGCTGGCCCGTGGACATGCCGGCGAAAAGGTTGTCGCCCTTGCCTGCCATGCGCGCCTTAAGAGCCAGCAACTCTTCGGTGCTGAGATTGGAAAGGTCAGCCATTATTGGACGCCCCTGCGGCGCAGTTCTTGCTCGATCTCATCAAGCGTCGGTTCGGCATTTCCGCCCTGCTGTTCTTGCTCAAACTGGAGCGGCCGGCGCTGCGGTCCCTGTCCCGGCCCATGGATCGTGTCCTGGTAGGCGTTCCACAGGCGGTTGAGGTTGTCCGTCAACTCTTCCTGGCCCTGCGATTGATCGAGGCTGCCGGCGACCGCCTGCAAGAAGGCCAATTCACGCTCCGTCACCTGGCCAAGCGCGCCACCGGTCGGCGACTGCTGGCGCATCTTGTTCAGCTCCTCGAAGCCGATATTGGCCTTGATGGTTTCCAGGCGATTGGCGAGAGACTTTGCGTCAGTGCCGGGGATGCCTGAAAACATGGCTCCCCATCCAGTATCCGGGAGGATGCCGCCCTGCATCACACCAAGCGCGCGGTCTATCTCTTGAGTGACGATGCCGCCGCGCTGCTGCTCGCCAGCGACGCGATTCTGCTCGGCCCTGGCCTTTTCCTCGGCCTCTGCCGCCGCGGGGCCGCCCGGAATCTGGCTCATGGTCCACGCCTTGGTATTCGGATCTTGGAGAGCCTGATAACCCTGCGGAATCGACCCGATATTCGGCTGTCCCGGCATATTAACCGTCACGCCACCTTCCGAGAGGATTGACGGCTTGCCGTCTTCACCAATGACCAGCGGCACATCAGGCCCCACGCCATAGGCCGCCTTTTCTTGCGGCGTGGCGGGCCGGAATTGAGATTGTGGCTCCGGCGCATCGAAGAACAATTCCGGCCGCGAGTTCTGATCGTTGCGGTTATAGCGGTACATGTCGCCGCCGCTCTCGAAGGTCTGGAAATCGGGCTGCGACTGCTGCATTTGCCGATCGAGCAGCGTCCTGGCGATCATCTGCTGGCCCGGAGTGAGCCATGGATTGCCCATGATCTGCATCAGGCGCGGGTCGATGCCGTTGCCGGCCTGGGCGAGCTGCATGGGCGCGCCGGCAGGCTGCGCGGAGGGAACGCCGCCAGCCGGCAGCGCCATCTGTCCGCCGGTCAGCGCGCCGGCATTCGGAACGCCGCGCTGGACCGGGAGGAAGGTCGGGTCGGCGGAGGCGATCTGCTGCGGCGTGCCGCCGGGAGCGAGGCCGAGGTTTTTCTGATACGCTTGGCCGAACTGATTGCCACCGATCCCCTGCTCGATGCCGCCCGGCAATGAGGTCCACACGCCGGAAAGCGCCTTGCCGACGCCGCCATAATCGCCCTTGGCCAGCGCCTGCTCCAAATCGCCGCCGGTCTTGGCGCGGTAGGTATCGCTGGCGAGTGCCCATGCCGCCGCATCCTGCGAGCCGGGCGAAAAGTCGGGAAGGCCGAGCTTGTTCTTGTACTGGTCCCAGGTGCTGCCGAGAAATTGATAGCGCCCGGCGGCGGATGAGCTCTTGCCGCGGTTCGGGCCGGATTTGATCGGCATGGACTGGCGCGGATGGTCTTTGAAATCGCTGAACCTGCCGCCGCCATAGACGACATCATAGCGGCCCGCCGATTCCGGCCCGGCAATGGTGTCGAGCAGGGCTTTCTTGAGATTGCCCATGCCCGGCTTGTCGCTGGAATAATCCTTGACCTCGACGGGCGGACCAAGCTTGTCGGGCGTGCTTTCCGGCCCATCCTGAGTATAGGCGACGGGCTCGACGGCTGGCGGGGCGGAGAACAACGTGCTGAATTCTTCCGTAGCCTTGCGCCGGGCCTCGTCCTCCTGGCCTTGCAGGCGGTTCATCGCCATGCGCCCGCCCAGCGCAGCGCCAATGGCGGCAAGGCCCTCGCCGACGTTCTGCGGGGCGCTTGTCACACCACGCTCAAGCAGGGCCTGCGCAATGGCGCGGCGGCGGTTGAGTTCTTCCGGGCCGCTGATGCCGGTGTTTCCGCCGAAGATGAAGCCCATCTCAGAAGCCCCCTATGAGGCCGGCGCCCAGGCCGAACAAGCCGCCGATCATATTCTGCTGCTGCGCCTGCTGCTGATTATAGAGGCCGAGCTGCGCATTGTAATTCGAGTTCACCAGCCCGGCATAATCCGTGTTAGCCACGCGCTCCTGCGGCGTGCCAACGAAATTCGGCTGCTGCACGGCTGAGCCGGACAGAAGTGCTGAAATCTCGTTCAGCGGCTGATTGCGCTCGGTCAGCAATTCATTGAGCGCCTGCGACCGGCCGGTGAGCGCCAGATTGTTCCAGGCGTCGTTTTCCTTGAAAGACTGGCCCTCCATGGCGCGGTCGAAAGCGGTCGAGCCGCGCTTGATGCCCTGATTGGCGAGACGGGTTTCGAGAGAGTCGCGCGAGCGGTCGAGCTCCGGGCGGAGGCGCTTCGATCCAAGTTCGAACAGGCGCGATTCCGCCGCCTCGTTGTTGAGGTCGATCGGCCGGTCGAGCAGACCCTGAAGCCTGCCGGACTGCGAATTGGCAAGCGAGGCCAGATTGAACGCCGCCGCATCGTTCTGTCCTTTGATGCGCTGTTGCGCCTCGGATAGCTGCGTCGTCGCCGTAGACAACGGAATCTTGTGAGCCTTGCCCGTCAGGGGATCGACATAATCATAATTGCCGGTCTGCGAATAGGTCAGCGTCCCGTCGGGCGTGACCTGATTGATCATGTTCAGCTTACCCTCGGCAATGGCTGTGCCGATATTAACGCCAGTTTGGGCCGCCGCCGTCTTGGCGGGATCGGGAGGCTTTGGGGCGCTGCCGCCTTTTTTACCCATGATTGTGATCCTTATGAAATCCGTTGCCCCGCCACGCATCGTCGGTCAGCGAGCAGAGAATTGCCGCCTCGTCGCGCCCGTACCATCGGGGCACTCTGACTTGCGTGAAGCCGTAAGCCTTCGTGATGCGCAGGAGCGGCTTGTTGCGCTCCGAAACCTGCGAATAGAGCAACTGACACTTGATCTGATCGAACGGATAAGAGAACAGCCCGTAGAGAACCGGCCTCGTCATCCACCTTTTGCCGATGCCGGCGGCGCTCATCTCGATTGTGCCGGCGTCGGGATCGTAATTGTGATAGACAAAGCCGCCCACGGCCTTGTCACCATCCATCACGCCTATGGCCGTGCAGTTTTCGCCGAAGCGCGCCCTGTTTCCGATCAGGCTGGCGACCCATTGCGCCACGGTCTGATTGTGGCCGTAAACCAGTTGCATCAGACGCCGACCCCTCCATCCTCATAGAGAAGATCGACCGACACCAATTCCGCGCTCGGGGTGGACGTGTGCGAATTGGTGATCTGAACATTCGGCGCCACGGCGAAGCCCTGGCCCGCCACGGATACCCAGCCGGTCGTGATCAGCTCGGCTTGTCCGCTGTCCCACAGCGCCACGTCCCACAGGCCTACATCCCATTCATCGAGGCTCGGATGCGCCGCGGCGGCGGGATAGGCCGGAAGCGTCGTCCTGTAGTCGAACGAGCAGGAAATCTTCGCGTTGAACGGCTTGGTGTAGATCCATGACGAGCGCGCCATGGTGGCGGTCTTCTGCGCCGCCGGGCGCTTCAGGTTGTCGAATAGCCCGACGAAGGTTGACAGATATTGCGCGCCGTCGTCCTGGCCCGAGGCTTCCGCGATGAACACGCGCCCGCCCGGGGTGCCAAAATAGGCGATAGAGCCAACCTCCGCCTGGCAGGCGATGTTCCAGCCGGTATATTTCGCCCAGGCGCCGGTCAAAAGATTGACGACCCAGGCCTCATTGGCGAGGCCGGTGATAGCGGGCAGGCCCACAATCATCATGTCCTGCTTGATCCATTTCAGGCAGGACCATGACGCCGAGCTTTCGCGCCGATGCGCCTCGATGCGCCAGAAAACCTCGATAGGCCGCGATATGGCGGCAATCGACAGGGCGCCGGGGTCTTTGTTCAGCGCCGCGCTGAGTGGCACAAGCCCGTCCTGTGTCGCGATGACGAGATCGCCGCCGGCCCGGAATTTCGCGTTCGGGCCCAGCGGCCGCCCGATGTCATAGCGGCCGACCATAGCCCATTTGGTCGCATCCGCCGGATCGGTGCCTTGGAACAGCACGACCTCGCCGGCCGTCGAGACGAATACGCAGATGTCGTTCTGCCCGTCGCCGGCATCGACCGACCACGTGTCGCCGAACATCAGCGCGCCGCCCTTCTGGAACACGCCGGAAAGGCTGATCTGCGTTGCAGCGCCGCCGATGGCATCGACAGCCAGACACCAGGCCTGCATGGTGTTCTTCTGGATGAAGAACAGCCGGTTCTTGAACACCCAGACATGCGAGAGCGACGAAGATGCAACGCCGGTTATTGCCGGCAGCGTGGTCCAGGTCGTGCCGTTGTAAAGCTGGCGAAGATCGGTGCCATTGACCGCCACCAGATATTCGCCGGAGACATTGGTGAACATGACCGACGAATAGACGCCGGAAGTCTGCAACGTGACATCGGCGGCGGGCTGTATGCTCGGGCTGGCCGGCGTCGTGACGTTGTAGATCGCCGTATTGTCGGTGCCGAACAGGCGCTCATTGCCGCCCGAGCGCCATACCATCAGGCTTTTGACGCCGTTGGTGATCGTGGCATGCCGCCGCGAGCCGCCCCGGATGCGCAAGCCGCGCGTGGTCGGAAAGAAATTCTCCAGGACCGTCGCAGCGTTCGGGCCATGCTTGGCAAGGTTTTCCGAATCGACCCAGCCGCGAATGGGCGCCAGGAAGGTCGCGGTCTTGCTCGTCATCTGCACTGACTGCTTGACCTGAGGGCGGCGGAAGCTGGGCATGGATCAGGGCGTGATCGAGATCGGATAGGCGATCGAGTCAGCGCCGCGCGACAGGCGCGACGAGCCGATGCGCAGAACGCGCGCGCCCTTGTCGGCGGTGATCAGCTTCTCCTTTGCGTCCTCATAATCCTGCTGCTCCTGGGCATAGGGCAGCTTCTTCATGGATTTCCAGCGCCAGATCAGGCAGAGCTTGAGAAGTTCCTCGGAAAGGCGGAAATCGTCGGTGTCGAGCGTGAAGGCGGTCTTCGTAACCCCACCACCTGTTGCCTGTGCCCACTTGCTGGACATGTAGTAGTATTTCACCAATTCGCCCGTCGCCGGGGCGGGCTTGATGTTGATCTGATTGCCGGCCAGCATCCAGGCGCCGATCACGAAACTGAACTGGCGGATGTCGAGCTCAAGCCATTTATCGGTCGAGACGATATGCGTCAGGTTCGAGATGTAGCGGGATGACCACAGCTTGGTGTCCTTCAGCATCCGGTCGTAATCGGCGGGTAGCGCAAAGGTCGTGGCCACGCCATTGCCGGTTATGGTGGCAAGCGTTTTCAGCGCCTGCCACTCATAATCCTTGGCGATATAGTCGGCGCATGTGTTCGCCAGCACCTGCAATTCGACATGCTCGCGATCGGTCGATGAGAACAGCGCGGTCGGCTGTGCCAGCGCGATCGAGGCGCATGCGTTTTTGACGGTGCTGAGGATCGTCATCAGGCAGCCTCAGCCTGCTTGGGCGGACGGCCAGGGCCACGGCGCGGCGCTTCCGGCGGCGGCTGTGGCGTCTGTGACGCCTTCAGCATTTCCTCAAGCGCTTCCATACGCTCGCGCAAGGCCGCATTCTCGGCCGCCAGATGCGCGACCGGTGCCTTGGCCTTGGCGTCGTCGATATAGGCCTGCGCCTTGTTCTTCAGGTCGCGGCCATACATGCCGAGACGCTGAAGGTTCGTTCCGTCGAGTTGCGCAAGGCCTTCCGCCGTGTGGATATTGAGCGCCTTCAATTCGGCGCGCTTCGCTGCCGTGATGAAGGGCAGTTCGGCGATGGGCGTTCCCTCGCCCAGCGCGGCCTGCCCGGTCTTGAACGCCTCGTAATGGCGGTGATAGGCCTCGGCATAGCTGATCCATGCGCCGGTCTCACGGTCGCGCATGAATTTGTCATGCGCCGGAGCGACAAGCTCCTTCTTCGGATCGCCGACAAATTTGATGCGGACCATTTCACGGTCCTCGAAGATCGGCCGGCCCTCGGCCTCCGACTTCTTCACGTTCTCGACGGGGTCAATGAAAAATTCAATGTGCAGGTGCCGGGTGGCTTCCGGGTCGAGCATGGCATGTCCTTTTCTGAGAGGGTGCGGGTTAGGCGGGCAGTGTTCCGAGCGGCCCTGAATATGGCCCGAGCGGGTTCACCGGGTAGTAGGTGCCGCCCTGAGAGGCGGATTGCTGTTGCTTTTTCCGTGCAAGCTCCTTCGCAATGCGCCGGAACATGCTCGATCCGGCGTTGCCGCCGCGCACCGGGTTGAAGCCGAAATCGGCAAGCCCGATCGGGGCGGGTGGCGCCGGACCTGCAACGGGGTCGATTTGCGCCATGCCGTTGCCGGGGATGCCGGCGAAGGAGCGCGGTGGGTTGCTGTATGTGGCCGGCGCCGGGCCGCCCAAAGGAAGCCCCGGCCTGCCCGCAACGCGACTGGTGAAGCCTTGCAGCGCCTCAGGTCTTCCAGCGATGCGGCTGTTGAAGCTCGCCGGGACACCGGGACGGCTTTCGACGCGGCTGACGAAATTCTGCGGCGGCTCGGGCCGAGCGGTGACCTGGCTGGCGAAACCGGGGCGCGCTTCCGGCCGGGCCGGGAAATTGTCGGTGACCGGGGCGCCGGGAAATGCTCCGGCATATTCGGGACGGCTGGCAATTCTGCTGGTGAAATTCTGTTGAGGTGCCGGCCTGCCGGCAATCGTGGTTTCGGCCGGAAGGCGGTCCTGATATTTCGCGGCGGCGGGAAAAGCGCCGCCGATCTCGATCGGCCGCGACGGAAAAGCGCTGCGCAGGCCCCCGGTCAAGCCGGCTTGCTCCTCAAGCGAGGCCGGTATGGGTTGCGCCCGCGCCATGGCGAAGCTTTCTGGCTTGTCGCGCGGGATCGGCGCGCGTGAAGCGGTCACGCTCTCAGGCATGCTCGGATTGACGCCCTGGCTGATCCTGGCATTCGAGGCGGCGACGGCCGAAGGGCCGAACCCCTTGTCAGGGTTGCTGAAGGCGTGCGGCCCGAACTGGCGCGCATTGCGACCCCATGACGGGTTGGAAACGTCCGGATTATGATAATTTGTTGCGGTGCGCACGAAGTCGGGCAGCGCCGGACCTGTGCCGGTCAATTCCCCGGTGAGCGAGGCAAGACCCGCGTTATAGGCAGGCGTTCCGAATTTCGCCGACTGGAAGGCGGAATTGCCGAGCGGGCCGACCCCGGCCTTGGCCAGTGCCTTGCCGCGCCCGAAGCCATAGCCATAGCCCGATGCGTCATAGCCAGCCAGGACGCCCTCGATCGAGCCTCTATAGCGGCCGTAATTCTGCGCCAGTCCCATGCGGTTGAGCACATTGCGCGAGACTGCCGCCAGATTTTCCGGCGTGTCGTAGCGGTTGCCCAACTCGCCGAACGCCGTCTTAGCAATCTCCGAAGCCGCGACGATGCCGCGCGCCGTGCCGACGCCGAAGTCACGGCCGATCCTGGCCCCGGCCTCGACCACGGCGCGGTCGGTGCGGTTCAGGCCGGCGAGCGAATTGTTGAGTCCGGTACTCTGGAAGCCGCCAGTATTGCCGTTACCTCCGCCATAGCCGCCCGGGCCCGTTGCGGCGTTCGCCGAGCGAGATCCCATGCTGCCGCCGGACGAGCCGCCATAGCCGGCAGGCCCCGTCGCCGCATTGGCGGAACGCGAGCCCATGCTCGATGAGCCGCCGTAATTGCCCGGACCTGTCGCGGCATTGGCCGACCGCGACCCCATGGCCGAGCTGGTGCCGGTCGTCTTGTTGGTCCCCATATTGGGGTTGCCGCTGGGCATTTTACTGGCCCATCATCCGGTTGCCGCGATGGCCAGGCCACTGCGGCCACTGGCCTGGATACTGGCTCGGACGCGACTGGCGCCATGTCTGCGCCGCCGTCCTGAAATCGCCAACCGTCGTCGGCATGGGTGCGCCGCCGCCGATCGTGCCCCAGCGCTGGGTCATGCGGTCCTGGCGCTGTTGCGGCAGCGCGCTGATGAGTGCGGCGGGATCGGAGCGTTGATAGCCGGCAGCGGGCGGTGCCGCGCCTGGCACTGGCGGATTGGCCGCCGTAGCCCCGCTATGCGGCCCCAGAGGATTGACCGGGTAATAGGTGCCGCCACCGGCGCCGGCCATGTTGCGCTGGCGCAGGGCATCGACGATGCCCCCCAGGCCAGATGAGGGGGCGGACGTGGCTGGCGTTCCGGGTGTCGCCGCCGGTTGGCCAGTGGGAAAATCGGCCGCTGTCGGGCCTGTGTAAGGGCCGAGCGGGTTGACCGGATAATAAGTCTTGCCCGGCGCCGACGCGGGCGCGCGATTACCGCCATTGCCGATGTCGTCAAAGCGCATGGAGGAACCTCCATTGAACGGACGTGGACAACGGGCGAGCCGAAGCCCGCCCGTTGCTGATTTTTCGTTTAGATGACGTTGCTTTCGACCCAAGCGCGGTCGGTCGCGACCATTGCGCCTGCGCGCGTGGTCCATGCACCGACGCCGGCCGCAACAGTCATCGCGGGCTCGGTCAGGATCACCGCCGTATTGTCGGCAATGACGCCGGAAGCCTCGGCCAGAATATACATCCGGCCATTCTGACCCCGCATAACAGTCCCCAGAGCGGGGAGGCTCTTATACAGGAAGTTGTCAGCCGACGTGAACACCTTACTGGTGTCCACGCCGAGGGAAGGCGTGATGTTTTTGGAAGGATTCGACATTGTTTCATTCTCCTCTTACGGCACCGAATCGAAGAGCTTGACCATGTGCAACGGGTTGTTCATGGTGAGCTCACCGAAGAACCCGATATGCTGCACGATGGCGTCCTGATTGATCGGCGCCTGCTTGCCGCCGAACTTCACGAAGTTGCGGTCCGGGTGATAGCGGAACTTCAGCGCCGTCGTGTCGATAAAGTAGGTGGTGTTGGTCGGCATGGCGGAGCCGATGCCACCTTCCAGAACCACATCGACCGACTTGCCGCCGCCATAGTATTTCAGCGCCGTGAAGCCGAGCTTGCCGAGCTCGTTTTCGTCGTTGATGCGCTGGATCGCCACGGTCGCGGCCGAGAAGGCGTTGTAGTGCTCGCTCGCCGACAGGATGAGGTTCGGCCCCTTGTTGGCGCGCGAGCGGGCCACCATGATCTGGTCGAAGATCGACTTGATCGTGGTGCTCGTCACTCCGGTAATGCCGACGAAGGCCGAATTGGCATCATAAGCGGTCGTCTGCCAGATGGCATTGGACCGGGCGATGCCGCCATAGGAGCCCGCTGACGGCGTGGTCGGAATGACCATCTGAAGCCCGCCGATCTGGTTGGCCGCGGCGCCTGCACTGTGCAGGTCTTCCACGAAGCGGTCGGTCAGCTCCGTTTCAGCCGCAGACATATGCTCTTCCATGATGTCCTTGAGCTGTGCCGTGCCCGAGTTCTTCAGGATGTCCTCACCCGACAGCGTGACGGACACGGCCGCCTGCTTCGGAGTGAACTCGGCATCGTTGAAGAGTTCGGCCGGCTGCGGATTGAGGAACTGATAGCCGGAATAGCGGGTATAGGTCCCGCTCTCGTTGTAGAGCAGACGCTCGCGGATCGTCGGACCCGAAAACGTCTTGAACTGGTTGCGCTTCTTCATGGTGAAGAGCAGCGCATTGGAGTTCGACACAAGGTCGGCATAACCCTGAGACCGATCCTCCAACGCCAGTGAAAACGCCTCTTGCAGGCGTTCATTGGTGTTCAGTGGCATTTGGGTATCTCCTTAATGCCTGATTGGGGGATCACCCGAGGCCGAGCGACGCAAAGGCGCGGTCGACGCTTTCCCGGGCGGTTGAAGGGGCCTTGCGGTTCACCGGGTTTGAGCCGGATGACGGGGCGCCTGTGATGGAGAGTTGGCCTTTGCGGGTCTGATCCGCATTGGGTTTTGCCACTGTGACGTTTGAGGTCTGTACAGCGGGTTGAGCGCCTGTTGCGTCGGGTTTGAGCCGATCCGCAATCTCGTAAGCGCTCGGGAGATCGTCAGCCATGCCCGACTTGATGATACGGGACACGGTGTCGGCGAATTTATCATCCTGAAGACGGGGGTGCTCCTTGGCGAAATCCTCCACCATCTTTTCGGTTGTGTTCATATGCTCGGCCTGCGATGCGGCCTGGAAAGCGTCAAGCTGGCGTTGCTGCATCGTGACGGCGCGCTGCAAATCGCGAATGACCGCATCGGCCTCTGCCGTCGCATGGTCGGCCGGCTGGCCCAGGATCTGCGCGGCCCAGTCGCGCGGGCTGATGCCGGCATGCTGAAATAGATGCTCGATGGCGGCGAATTTCTGGTTCGGATCGTTCGAGATCAGCGCGCGGTCGATGCCGATATATTGCTCAAGCGCCCTGTCGATCGTGATGCCGTGCTGCTCCGCCAGCGCGAAATATGGCTTCAGCGGCTCGAAATCCCGCTGATATTGGGCAAGGCCGGATTCGAGCTCTTGCACGGTGCGGCCAAACTGTTCCTTGACGACATCGGGCACGTCCTTCCATGCGGCCTTGGCATCGGCGGAGAAGCGCGGCGGCGGCTCAAAGGCTGTAGCCCCAGGCTCCTGCCCTGCCGATGCCTTGGCCCCCGGCTGCGGTGGAGCGACCTCGCCGGGAAGCGGTTGCGCCTTGACGAAGCGGCCCTGGTCGTCGCGGTCGCGCTCGCCTGTATTGACGGATGGCGCGGGCTTTTCCGTCGCCGCCTTCTGCGGTTTCGCTTCGGGCGACTGCTCGGCCATGTCGAGCGCGGCAAAGGCGCGGTCGATCGAGGCGCGGGCCGGCTCCTTGGCCTTAAGGGCTGGCGGAATTGATTCACCGTCCTGAACGGGCTGCGAGCCTGACCGTTCCTGTACGGCGGGCTCGGCTTGCGGCTGCGCAACGGGTTCGGCTGCGGCGGGTGCCACTCCGGCTTCATCGGTCATGCTATTGCCTTTCTGAGAGGCTGCGATTAGGCGCCAAATCCGGCGCGGGAAAATGCCTTGTTTACTGCGGCTTTTATCTCTTTTCTGTCTGGCTTGGGCTTCTTGAACGGCTTCGGATTGATGATCGAACTATCATTGCCGACTTCGGTCATTCCGAGCCGCTTGTATTCGGCGCGGATGGCGCGCTTGCTTGTGTACCACTCGCCCGACGCCATCGACTGCACCGGCTCCATGCTGTCGGCGATCACCATGGGGCAGCCATGCACCGAGCGCGCATGCAGCGCCGGCTCAGGCGCGTGCGAGATGCGATAGATGACGGTCATCAGGCGCGGAAGCCCCATGCCACGGCGGCCGCATTGGTGTTGCCGACACCGCCGGCCGGAAGCGTGACCACGATAGCCGTGTTGACGGCGGAGGCCGGCAAAGGCGGATCGAAGGTCATGGCTAGCGGCGCAGCTCCAACCGCGGCGCCAGTCGGAAATGCGAAGTTGAACGTCTGCGTTCCGCCAAGCAGGCCTGCAATGGTCGCATTGACGATTGCGCCCGCCGTCGCACCGCCAGCGGTAAGCAAAAGCCCGGCGATATAGGCGGTCGTCGTCGCCGTGGGCGTCAGGGTTGCAACCGCCGCCGCATTCGCCACATTGCCGGAGCCGGCAATCAGCGCCGTCGCGCCATTCGGATATACGGTCGATGCGACAACCGATGGATTCGCCGCGCTGCCTATGATGGCATTGGCTTCATTGACGGGAGTGACGGGGGTTGCCATTTACTGCTGTCTCCTGTTGCCGCCGAGCGCCGCGCGCTGGCTCTGCTGGATCATGCCCTGCCGGTGCTGGATCGCACTCTGCTGCGTCTTCTGCGCGAATTGCTGCTGCTGGAGCGCCATGCCCTCGCGCTTGACGGCGAGATTGCCCTGCGCCTCCTGAAGCTTGATCTCGCCCAGCTTCTGCGCGGTCTGCAACTTGATCTCGCCCTCTTTCTGCTTCATCTCCATTTCGGCCTGCGCCGGGTCAGGCTGCGGATTCTGCATCTGCTGTTGCGCCTGGCCCGTCACCGCCTCGCCGAACTGCTCGATAGCCTGATCCAGCGACTTGCCGGCGCGGTACGGCGCCACGGCGAATTTAATTATCTCGACCGCGAACGGCGCCGCCGCCGGCATCATCTGCACAAGCGGGACGAGCTGCTGCATCGTGCCGCCGAGTGCGGTCAGAAATTCCGCCCGTTTTTCCTTCTCGGCATTTTCATCGGGCTGGATGGTTGAATCCGTCTCGATTTCCAGGATGAACGGGCGCAAGCGCTGCTCACGAAGCAGAGTCACGCATTTATCGACCGTCACGGTCTGCTCAAGCTGCGCTATCTGCTGTTCGGCCTGCTGCTTCAACTGATCGAGCTGCTGCATCCCTTGCGGGTCTTGCGCCATCATCTGCACTTGCGGATCGGCGGCCATCGCTTGAGCCTGCTGGGTGATCTGCTGGATCTGGCCCTGGATGTCCTGGTCGGTGGGTAAATCCATCTGCGACATGGCCATCAGCGTTTCGGGGTTGAAATTCTCCGCCATGATCTCAGCCGCGATGCGCGTCATGTCGCGGGCAAAGCGGATCATTTCGGCCTGCCGGTCGCGGATGCGGATCGAACCATACTGGCTCTTGAGCTCCTGCGCCGCCGCGGTCTCGTCCGGGTCCGTCGCGCCGCGCATGATGTCGCTCAGGCCAGTGATCTGGTAAACATCATCGATGAGCTGGCGCCTCAGAAGCACAAGCTCCTTGATCGTGTTGGCGATCTCGACAACCGGCAACCATATGATGCTGTCCTTAAGCGCCGTGCCGCCGAGCGCTGCAAAATTCGCAACCGGAACCAATATCGCGTTCTGGTCGCGCTGCTTGATCGCCGTTTCGACCGCTTCGGCCAGGTCGCCCGAGCCTGACGGATAGAAGCCCTTCATGCGCAGCGCTTCGGCCAATGCCGAGATGCGCGCCGTCAGCTCGTTGATTTCCTCGAGCTGGTCCTTGTAATAGACAAAATCCGGCACCGGGATGAGCTTGCGGCGCTCGGTCGTGGTGTAAGCGGGCTTTGGGCAGGGATAGAAGTTTTCGAGCTGGAGGAAGGGCGGCTGGATGTCGAGCACGTCTTCAAGGCCCTCGGCAACCCAGACGACAAGCTTTTTCGTCTTGCTCCAGATTTCCCAGACTTCGCCCTTCTTCTCGCCCTGGTAATCCGGCGCCTCGGTCTCGCCGGTCAGCTCCTTGCGGCTCTTGAGATTGACCTTGAGATATTCATCGCCGAAGCGCTGCAGGCCCTGGTCGCGGGTCAGCCAGGCGCGCTTGGCCACCCAGCCGACTTCTTGCCATTTGCGGGCGGGCTCATGAAGGAAATCGCTGCGGTCCAGATGGTCGAAACAGACCCGCTCGCCCTCGGTGTCGCCGTAATTCTCGTAGCGCAGCCATGCCGCGCCGCGCGCCGACGTGACAAAATCGTCACGGACCTGCAGCATGACGCTGTCGATGTCCTTGGCCTCGAAATTGACGATCAGCGCGCGCTCCAGCATTTCCGACGCTTCGCGCGGCACCGGCTTGCGGTCCTTGAAGCGCGGCACGACGACCGGAACCGGCGGTCTGGAATAGATCGAGGGTTTCAGAATTTCCAGATTGGCCCAGAACATCTGGAATTCGCGATCACCGCCATCGCCCGCCATGTTCTTGAGATCGGCATAGAGCTTGTCAATCGAGTCGCACTTGTCCTGCCAGAACTGGAAATAGGCCTTGGCATCCTTGATGGCTTCGAGCCACGGACGGGCGGCGCGATCCGGACCGCTCGCCTGGTCCGGCGCTGTGCCGGTATCGGCCGGGTCCGTGTCGTTGTCGCGAGTGTCGTTCATCAGAGCCCCAAGACATACTCGTAGGAGATGCCGACGCGCCTGCCGTCCTTGAAGATTGCCCGTGAGGGCGCGGCATCGAACGCGGCGCGACCGAAGCGCGAAATAAACGCACGCTTGCCCATCAGATCGGCAGTCATGCTCCGATGCTTCAGCGTTTTCTTGTAGTGGATGCCGCGAGGAATTGTCCCCTCGTAGTATTCTGGGTTCAGTCGCTTAACCCGCGCGATTATTGGTTCACCGACATGACGCCGACGCATTTTATAGATGAGATCATTGAGGTAATCGCCACGGCGGGCGCGCTCGATGATGAGGCCGCGAAGAACTGCCGCAATGTGGGCGTCTGTAAATGCTTCAGCGTTCATATCTTCATCCTCGTGCCGACATGCGGCTCAGGCGGGCCGGGCAGATAGACCGCGCCAGGCTTGGGCTTAGGCTTCGGTGGCTGCGCTGCGGCCGTCATCTCGCGCCAGGCCATCGCCAGATAGCGGAAAGCATCGGCCGGATGCGTGGCCCAGTCTTTTTTCGGCGTGTCCTTGAATGTGCGCGCCTTCTCGTCATATTCGGCGCGATATTGGCGCAGCGCCTCGAGCCCATCGGCGCATTTCGTGGCGTCGAACCAGCAGCGCGGAAATGTCAGCCGCGCCGCGTTGATGCCGTCCATGACGCGGTGATCGGCCACAAGGCGAGGCTTGCGCCCGAGCGAGGCCAGCGTTTCGAGTCGCGTCCGGCCTGTCTCGATCGACTTCACCCGCGCATCATGCGGCACATAGTCGGTGCCGTGATAGCCGCGGCTGTTGAGGTCGGCGCAATAGCGCTCCATCGAGTAGCCATAAGCCGACAAATAGTCGATCACCCTGATCTCGCCGGCCCCGACCTGGAAACACCAGATCGCCATGTGATCGCCGTTGCCGATGTCCCAGGCCGTATGAACCGGAGCGCCGACAATCGGCTGCAGGCTCGCCGCAATCCGCCCCGCGCGCTCGGCCTCGGCCATCTCTTTGCCGAAATAGGCACCGAGAATGGCGGCCTCAAATGAGCACTCGAATTCCTGCTCATATTGTTCCGGCGTCATGTCGAGCCGGGCCGCGTCGAGTTCGCCCTCGTCGATGACGCCCGTCTCTGAGGCGCGCAGCTTTACCGCGTACCACGCAGGATCGGTCTCGGCTCGGCTGAATATCTCCCAGAATGCGTTGCGCCCCTTCGGGGTGCCGATGAATGTTGCCCCACCATGCCGATCGGCGAGGAGAGGTCGGATAACCTCGCCCCAGACGCTGGGGGCCATGTCGGCATACTCGTCGAGCACGACATCATCGAGATAGAGGCCGCGCAACCGATCAGGGTTGTCAGCGCCGTAGAGCCTGAGCCGCGCGCCGTTGATGAGATCAACACGCAGCTCGCTCTCATTCGCCGGGCTCGCGAGAAACGGCCGCGCATAGTGCTTGACGTAGGTCCATGCGACGTCCTTGGCCTGGTTGAACAGCGGCGCGACATAGGCATAGCGCCCGTCAGGCCGCTCGCACCGGAGCGCCGCGTCGATCAGGTCGGCGATGCAGGCGACTGTCTTGCCGCATCGCCGATGCGCCACGATGGCCGAAAACCGCTGCCGGCGCATGTGGTACGGCACGAAATGCGCGCGCGCCAGATAGCCGTTGTTAATTGTCTCCATTGCGCGGGACGCCGGTCACCAGCAATTTCTGGACGATGGGGTTTTTCTCGTCGCCGCCGAGTGTGATCGACTGCAAATCGGGGATGACTTTCTTGAGGGTAATTTCCGCCGAGCGGATCTGTTGCGCCGTCATCGGCGGGTCGAGCTCGCCGAGCGCGTCGGCCTCGAGGCGCTGAAGAATTTTCGATGCCCGGATTTTATCCCTTATGTGGGCATGTTTGTTTGGTTTTTCGCGGGAGGTCATGGGAATGGCCCTCGGTCTGAGCGACGGGCGGAAATGAAAATGCCCGCTGCGGTTTCCCGGCGGGCGGTTTTCGGTAGGTCTAAGCGAAGTTCAGGCAGGCATAGGCACCATGAAGACGGCGGGCCGCTTCGTCATAAGCCTGCGCAGCTTCCTCGGGCGTCCCATGGACACCCAAGGAATGTTCTTTGCCATTGGCCGTTATCCGAGCGTGCCATTTGCGCGTTCTGCGATGCCAGCACACACCTTTGAACCCCGACCTATTGTCGCGGTGTTTCCGCATGTTCTTCTGGTTTTCAAGGGGCGTGCAAGCTCTCAAATTTGAAAACCTGTTATCGCTTGTTACGTGGTCTTTGTGATCGATGATGCCATCCGGCCATTTGCCCGTCTCGGCTAACCACACCAGCTTGTGCTCAGGGTAAAACTTGCCGTTGACTCTGATTATGCGATAGCCGCCACTCCCAAGGCTCCCGGCCAGATTGCCAGCACGCCTTCCCCTCCCGGTCTGGAGCCAGATGAAGCGCCCTCTCTCTGAATCGTAACGGAACACCTCACGCAGCTTTTCAGCCGTAAGTTCAATTGCCATCTGGATTTTCCGGGGTTTTTAATGCGAAACGCCCCGGCGCTTTGGGGCGCTCGGGGCGTTAATCGTCAGCCAAACATTTCGTAACACCATGCGAGTGATTTGGCAAGAGTCTATGCGGCCTTTTTCGACATGCGCTCACGACGCTGGATTACCCGGCCGATGGCGTTGAGGCCTTCGCGAAGACGGCCCATCTCCAGTTCTGTCAGATGCTCGGAATATTCCCGCAGGCAGACGTCCCAGAGGATCGAGGCGGAGGAGCGGCCAGCGATCGAACAATCGACCTCACGAAGCGCTGCCATTATCTGCAGGGCTTCACCTTCGTGCTGGACGGGCCTTTCCGATAACGAGGCGCCGCGGCGGTTCAGATCCTGCGCTGGCGCCGTGGCGCTGCCTATCCCCTTGGTGGCGAGGTATGTGCGCATCACCTCGGCAAAGCGATTGCCGGCGGCGTACTGGGCTTTGGAGACGTAGCCACGTTTATACAATCGACCGAGCGGGAAACCCATGAGCTGGGGCCCGCCTGGCTCACGCTCGAGTGCCGCTGTCTTCGTGACCTCGAAGTGGCGCATGCGAGCGCCGAGCGCAGTTCCCATGGCATCCTCTTGCGTGGCGGCGCGGGTTAGGCGCTTGTTCTTCGCGTACCGGGCGCCCGGCTTTTTCTTCCGGCCTCGCTTAGACATTGGCATTGTCCTCCTTATTCAGCAGGGAGCGGATTGAAGCGGCGGAATCCAATCGACCGTTTCCGTACGGGCTCGATCCATCTATGACCCAGTTCCGTTGTCGCGACCCTACATCGTTCCGGTAGCGGCCTTCGCGCGTCAGCTCGCCCTCGGCAATCTGAGCGCATTTCTCCACCACATCGGGGAGGATGGCCTCCAGACAGGCGCGGGCTCGGGAACGCCAATGGCCGCGCTCCTCCTCGCGAAGCTGATCCCATTCGCGAGGAGAACGTGGCATCAGCAACTGCTTGCGGAGGAACGCTTCGCACATATCGGCATAGGCAGCGCTCGCCGCCTTCTCCACTATTTCGTCGGTGAGGATGTCCATCTATGCGGCCTCCGATGTTGCGGGGTGAACTGTGGCGCCCTGCTCGGGCGTGATCGGGCCGGACGGGGTTTTGAGGCTCGATGACGACCAGCTGCCTTCCTGGATTGCGTCGATGATGCCGGGATCGAGCGGCCGGCGGGGCTGGCGAAGGTCCCTGGTGATCGATGGATCATAGCCGAGCTCAGCCAGCACTTGCGCCTTGCGGCGCTCGCCGGGCGGTATGTCGACCTGATCCTCCTCGCCCGGTTTCAGGTAGCGATAACCGGTGGCGCGAGTGTTCGTGCGCCTGGCGCGGTCCTCGATGAACTGCTTGATATCGGCAATCGTTGGCAGGTATTTGCACTTGCTGGCGAGGCCCGTGAGCGGGTGGGCCAATGCCTCTTGAACCTCCGGAATCTGATAGGCAATGAACTCAGTGACCGAGAGCAGATACTCACGTGGCGCTTTGCCGTAATCCGGGTAAGCCGAAAGAATTTTCTGGGCCACATTGGTCGCCTTGCTCAATTCCGCCTTCGAGGGAGGCGCGGATGTCATCAAAGCCCGCTGCGATAGAGTTGGGACGATTTGTTTGAGGTCGGACATAGTTCCCCTCCATGATTTTCGTAAGGTTTGCAGGCTTCAGCACCCAGTCGAGCGAGGCCCTCCAGCCCCGGTCGTTCTTCCCGAGGAGATGCGGGCTCTTGCCAATGATTTCGATCATGGCCTGCCAACCTTCGATGCCACCGACCTCACCGAGGCGCAGTCTCAGGCCGCGCAGCCGCTGGTCGGTTGATCGTTGGGCCTGAGGAAGGCCAAGGCGCTCGGCATTGGCGTTCCAAATCTCGATGGCGACCGCCTCGATCGATTCTCCTGGGCCTTCGTCCTCACCATCGCCCCCTTGGGGGGCTAAGGGGGGAACTTCCCTTTCCCCTTCCTTTCCCTTCCCTTCCCCTTGAGCATGCACATGCGTTTCCGTAACGCGTGGTTCACGCGTGCTCGACGCGTCAGTTAGATGAGCGCATTCAGAGGGATCGGGAAATGTGCTGGCCGCTTCGCGATTATTTATGACTTGATGCTTCTGCCAGCTCGGGATGTAGCCATACTCCTGCCCCTGACACGCGTACCTCACGACAAAGCCACGCGCGGTCAACGCGTCGAGCACGCGTGAAAAGTCGATGTCGTCATAGGGCATGATGTCGGTCTTGAGTGCGCGCGGGCGCCACTGAAACCGCCCCTCTCGATCACACTTCGTCCACAGGCCGGCAAAGGCCAGGCGCAGAGGAAGGCTGGTGTCCCGTTCCGCATCGAACAGGCCCTCATGCTTGAAAAAGTCCGGCTTTATGGTCCGAATGCGGCTCATTCGAACATCACCCTTCCGCCACCCAAATGGACAAGCCTCGGGCCGGGCGCGGCGAACAGCGTGCGCGGCTTCTTCAGCGCCGCATGAGGCGTCAGGACGCTTCTGCGGTTCCTCAGCCGAAGCTGCGCCGTGCAATAGGTTTTCCCGGCCTCAATGCCGGGGACGTGCGCCAGCGTCGGCTTCTTGCGTTCGCCGTCGGGATTAACCCAACCCTGCACGCCGGCACCCTTGCCGAGGCGACGCTTGTTGATTGCCGCGCGCCGCTTCTCCGCATATTCCGGGTCCAGCCAAACCCGGATGGTCGTCTTCGAGACACCGAGGCGGCTCCCGGTCTCGGCAAATGTCAGCCCCTGCTCCCTGAGCAGTCTGGCGTAGGCCACCGCCTCCGGCGTCATCTTCTGCATGCTTACGACCTCGCGAAATGCTTGCCGGCCTGCCCACACTGGCCTTCGTCATGGCGAGCGAATGGACAGGAGCAGCGATGAAGAAGGCAGACCAATCTGCCGCGGTATCGCTCAGCGAAAGCGCACATGCTACAGTCATAGTTCATGCCGCCCTCCTTGCTTGCACGGTGACGGGATCTGCGGCGGTGATGGAGATTTCAGCCGCGATGCCATCGGGCAGCATTTCCGACCAATAGGCGTTCCAGCCGTGGATGAGCTTGTCATTGACGATTATGCGGTGCTTCTGGAGGAGGTCACCGAGGCCCTTCAGCCTGTTGTCGATATCGGCGTTCGGACTTGGCCGGCGCATCGCGACGGTGACATGGACGGGCCCGTCAAAGCGCGCCTGCCCTGCCATCTGCCGGTTGACAGCATGGCCGACCGCGTTGGCCCAAGTCAGGTAGTCCTTCGTCTTGTAGACGCCAATCTCGCCCGTCTTCCGACTGCGCGCTGACCGATAGATATGGTTCACCGAGGGCGGGAGGGATTCGAGCTGGAGGCGGGTTTTCATGCCGCCCCCGCTTTGGCTATTTTCTTCGCCTGAATTTTTGCCAGAAGCGCTTCAGCTTCAGCAATAAGGTCCGTATTGCCAGCATCCGACCTGCTGTCCTTTGTCTGCTCGATCTTCAGAGCCTCAATATCACGCCTCACCGATCTCTCAAGCATGCTCAAGTAAGTTTGCCTGACCTGCTCGATGAATTCTTCGCAGGCCTGCTTCCTGTATTTGAGCTGCCACTGGCGCCAGTAATCGAGACCCTGGAACGTTTGAAGACGGTACATGGCGTCTTCGACATCGCCAGGACCGCGCACCTCGCGGGCGAGAACCTTCTTGTACATCGTAAGGGCGGCTTCCATGCGCTCTTGCTCACTCAAAGACTTTTTGAGTTCCACTCAAACTCTCCCGTGACACATTCCCATCGACCAAGACGGAACGTGCTTTTGCAGGAGAATTCAGGTGGCAAAGATCATCGACATGATGACCAGGAAGAAATGGAAAAGGCCGGCCCGAACAGGGGGTAACGGACCGGCCAAGTTTGCAGCGGGAGGGGTCCGCTGCTCGGGAGGCTCGGGATTTACGAGTGTTGGAGAGATTGCCTGCCGAGTGGTCAGGCAACTGAGGACGCGCTGACAGCCTCACTTCATCCAGCGCGCCGGGGGCCTGTCGCATGCGTATCTGTGCGGCAGGCCTCATCATTTCCAGTCACCCTCGAAATGCTCGACAGGATCAGGACGGCGGGGACGGGTATGGCGCCAGAGAGCGAAGGCGATGCCGGCCGCGAATGCAAAAGGCCCGACGATGGATATGCCTATGAGGATATCGGTCATGCGGCGGCCTTCCGCATCTGGCGGACGCGGCGAGCGCATTCACGCTTGCCCTGGTGGGGGCGGTATCGGGAGCGGGAGGGCCGATGATTGACGCTGTAGCGAATGGAAGGCCGTTTGACCTGAACCGATCTGGCCAGTCGCATGGCGTCTTCCATGCCAGCGAGCAGCGACGGGATGCCAAGGAACGGCAGACGAAACATGCTCATGCTGCTTTGCTCCTGCTATCAAAAATTGCGGGCAAGTCCGGCATTTCACCGGAATGGGGAGCGCCGGGAGCAACATCACGGGAGGGCGATAGCTCGACCGGCGCTATCGCCGCTGAAGCGGGAGCAATAGCGGCGACCTCGGAAACTTGCGCGCCGGATTCCACGGCGCTTCCGGGATCGGCCCCGGATGGCTCATCTAAAACCTGCCTGTTATCACTGGATTTTAAAATGGCGGTCGCTACTTCATCTTCATGGTCACCTCCATTGGTTCCGGTTGCGGTGAGTTCGCCAGACGGCGAAAGGGGGTGCGAGGAAGGCGACGCGCCCAGAGCGCATGAACCGCCCTCCTCGCTGTCCGGTGTCCGCCCACCGGCAAGCCTACTCGCAACACCAGCCCGGTCGTTGTTGTGTCTTACGGGGACCGTGCCCCCAGCGTTTCCGGGTTCGACTTCAGTTGCTTTCGCGTTGGATTTGATTTGCGAGGAGGACGCATTGAGCGCGATTGCGGCGCCCTCCTCGCTGGGGGCCACGGATGACGACTGCAATGCAAGCGCCCCGAAGGGAGCTTTCTGCCTTTCGGCATCGTCACCCTGCCCATCCTCAGCATCAGACGGCACTGATGCTGGTTCGATAATCACGCCGTCTTCGTCATGGGGAGGAAGGTCGGCTTCGGCGCCCCACGAGTCCCAGCCGGGACGAGCGCGCCGCGAGAACATTTCCAGCTTCGGCACATTCGGGAAAAGGCGTTCGATCAGCCCATGGAACACTTCGGGCTTCTCGCTATGACGGCTGACCGGGGCGAGAATGGCGCTTTCCGGCTGGGTGCCGGGCGCTGGCGCGGGAATGCTGCCCTTCGTGCCGATAAGCAAAAGCTCGTGTTTGTTACGGGCCCAATAGCCAGTGCCGATCCGATCCTTTACCCATATGATCTGGGACTTATAGGTGAAGCCCCATGCGCCCATGACAGAGAGCGCTTCCTGCAGCATCGGCGCCGTGGCCCACAGAAACAGGACGCAGTCATCGGCAGCCGGGATCTGAAGCGCCTCAATCTTGTCGAGCGTCATCGTGGGATAGTGGTTCTCGGGGGCGCGATCCATGCCGGTTTCCCGGCTGTAGGGCTCAAAGCGCCAAGCCGGATCAGCGAGGATCAGGCCGTAAAGCTTGCCGTTGCCAACATTGGCAGAGGCGGCGCGGATGCGCTCGGCAAGGGCGGCCTCTTTCTCGTCACGGCGGCCCTTCTTGTCTTCGGCCTTGACCATGTCCACGATGATGGACGCGCCGCTGACGAGTTTATTGCGGGCCTGCTCGACCATGGCGTCAAAGGCCTGTTGCGAAAGGCTGGCGGCCTTCTGGGCTTTCGAGGAGAGCTTTCGGTCGATACCGGCATCGGCGAGAACCACGCGGGGAAACTGTTCCTCGTCGGAACAGTTTTTCGGGCGTCGCCCCTCTGCGATCTGTCCAAGCTCCTTGGCGGCAACGAGCAGCTCGCCAAGGCGGCGCTCGCAACGAAGCTGCATCTCAAGCGCTTCCGCCATCAAGGATCGGTCCTTGATCTGGCGGGCATAGAGCTTCAGATGCTCGACTTCATCACGCACATGCATGACCTGCTCGACGCGGGCAGCTTCCGCCAATGCGGCGCGCGCAGCGCTGTATTGGGCGAGCGTCGTCACGCTGATCTCCGCTCGCGGGGGTATAGGTCGGGGCGAAGATCGTGGCGGGAGATGCCGGTGGCGCCCTCGATCTTTAGGACCATTGTTGGCGGCACGGCGCCACGGCGAAGCCATTGAGAAATATGGCCCTGGGTTTTGCCTATGCGCTCGGCGAGCCTCGATTGACTGCCGGCTTTGTGGATTGCTGCTTTGAGTGCATCGACGCTCATGGCGAATGATAACAACATATGTCGTTATCGCCGTCAAGACCTTTGTTGTGATCGGCGGTGCTAGCTTCGGGCCATGAAAGCAGGAACGAGGATAGCCGAGGAGCGGCAGGCGCGCGGCCTTAGCCAGCAGGCCCTCGCCGACAAGGTCACGCGTCTAGGCTATAAAATCACTCAGTCAGGAATCGACAGGATCGAGAAGCGGGACAGTGAGCGTCCGCGCGGCCTGCCAGAAATCGCCCGAGCGCTTGAGGTGGCCGAACATTGGCTCAGGACCGGCAAGGGGCCGAAGCATCCGCCAGAGGAGCCCGTTCCCGGACAGGATCAGACGCGGGTCAATCTGATATCGTGGGTAAGCGCCGGCAAACTGCTTCGAGATGATGTGGCGGAAGATATTCTGGATGTCCTGGTTGCAACCGCCCTCCCCAAGGGTGAATGGATCGCCCTGAGGGTAGACGGTGATTCGATGGATCGGATCTCGCCGCCTGGCTCGGTCATCTTCATCAACACCAAGGATAAGCGACTAATCGCCAATGCCCTCTATGTCATTGCCGATGAGGATGGGAATGCCACCTATAAGCGTTATCGGCCGGGACCGCCGCCACGCTTCGAGCCCGTATCGACCAATGGCAATATTGAGCCAATTTTTCCCGAAAACGAGCCGGCCATTATAGGCCGCGTCCGCCGGACCATGCTGGATACGTAGCGCGCGGCGGGACATAAAGAAATATCAATATCTCAATGTGTTACTGAATTATTTACGTTGTGCGCCTGGGCGGCGCAACCTCTTGACGCACTGGCAGAACAGACCGAGAATGCCAAATGAAAAGGCCCGCTGTCGATTTTGGGAAGGACAGCGGGCCCGATCCGCAAATTGGTTGCATTTGCGCTGCGGATCAGAGCGTCGAACAACGGAGAGGGTAACCCTCCCGGCTCTCAGAATCAAGCGCAAATGCTGGCTTTTTTAAAGCTCCGCCCCAAAGGAGGGCTGATCAGCCATGCAAGTATTGCTCTTACAATTACTCCTAAAATTCGACGCCGAACACTGTGATCGACAGGTGGCGAGTGTCTTCCGAGCGATTCGGAGGCCGACCTATCGCGCAATGCATTCGACCCGGAATATCGCCTTCGTGGTCAAGACGGACGAAAGCTCGAAAGAGCTAGTGAACCGTCTCGCCTCCGAATTGGAGGCGACGTGCTTTGAGACCTGGTATTGCCAGAGCGCCGCTCGCGACATCATCAGCAAGAACGGCAGCATCGACCCTCTGGTCAGCCGGGTCATGGCGTCCTATGCGGAGATCGAGAACCGGCGCTATCCCAAAAACGTGCGCCAGCTTCAGATCCGGCGCCCCGGGTGGCAGGTCAAACTCCTTGAAAATCGAGTAGGCCACGCACCGGTCCAAATGACCGGAGAGCGCCCTCCCCGCCACCGGAAGCCTTCGCGCAATCCGAACCGCCCATAAGGCCAAACTGGTCATTCATCACGCCCTTTGAGGCCGCCCGGCGAAAGCTTGGCGGCCTCTTTTTATAGCCCGGTTCGGGGTGGGCGTCAAAAGTTTCACAACATATGTCTTGACTGTACTTACGACATATGTTGTTATGCCTCCATCAAACGCGATGGAGCCACCCGATGCAGACCGCCTCTCACCGTCATCTCACCACCAAGCAGATCGAGACGATGATCAACGATCAGGGCGCGGTAGTCGATATCGGCCAGATCAGCGATGCGGACGCCCGTCTGCTGAACCGCTTCGCCAAGCAGGGCAAGCTGATCAAGTATCGCGGATTCTGGAACAACTTCTCTCCCCTGTTCGGTATGGGTCCGCTCAAGACCATCTGGGCTCTGCCTGAGTTCGCCAAGCAGATGGGGGCTTGCTGAGCCATGGATCTCGTCACCACCACCCTCCCGATCCGCGAAGGCGATAGCGTCCTCGGCACTGCCGGCGAGCCCTACATGATGACCGTCCATATCCGCCCCTGCTTCGATCAGGCCTTTGCCGACCCCTACATGGCTTCGGATGTGGTCTTCGAAGACCTGCAGGAGAACCGGCTTTCCCTTTTTGGCTCCCGCAAGCGCGCCATCCTCGCTGAAATCAAGCGCGATCAGCCGCTCGTCTGGGACGAGATCGAAGCCGCCGCTCATTCCCCCATCGCCGCATAGGAGCGCGCAATGTCCAGCCTTTCCTCTCGCTTCTCGATCCATCTGGAAACCTCGCCATTCAAGGCAATCGCTGCTCCTCTGGAGGGTAGCAATGCCTGCACTCTCCAGATCATCGACGGACTGGACCGGCCACTGGTCGTCTTCCTCCCGGCCGACAAGCTGGAGCAGGCCCAGATTATCGCGGCCATTCTCAACGAGATCAGCAAGCCTTCCGCCGCCTCCAATCCCCTCGCCGCTTGATAGGAGCAACTGAACAATGATCTCCGCTTCCTTCTTCAAGATCACAAACGAGAATGGCGAACCCTTTCATGGCGGCTCTGGCGCATGGAGCATGCCGAAGGGCAAGCGCCCGGGAGCGTGGCGCACCATCAAGGGTGATCTCGTGCCTTGCAACAATGGCCTTCACCTCGCCCGTCGCGGCGATCTCCTCGAATGGCTCGGCCCTGTCATCTGGGAAGCCGAGCATGAAGGCGAGATCATCGAATGCTCGGACAAGGTTGTCGTTCGCAAGGCTCGCCTGCTTCGGCGACTTGGCGGATGGAATGAACAGACAGCACGGTTATTCGCGGCTGATTGCGCGGAGCGTGTCGTCAAGATCGCCAATGACCCGCGTTGCGATGCTGCAATATTTGCTGCGCGCCAGTACGCTTTCGGTCTCATAGACGCCGCTGCCAGGGCCGCTGCCAGGGACGCTGCCAGGGCCGCTGCCAGGGACGCTGCCAGGGACGCTGCCTGGGACGCTGCCTGGGCCGCTGAGAAAAAATGGCAAGAGGACCGCCTCCTTCAGTATCTGACCGGCGAAGTCGACCTCGAAGCCATCAAGTCCGCCGCCCATTCCCCCATCGCCGCATAGGAGCGCGCAATGAGCCTGAACCCGAGCATGACGCTGCACCTGGAAATGCGCCCCTTCGTGGCGACCGTCGATCCCCTGTCCACCGCCTGCGCTCTCAGCATTGGCGAGGCCGGCCACGTCCTGTCCAATCTCACGCTGTTCTTCCCTCTCGATAAAATGGAGGAAGTCCAGCGCATTGCCGATGCTCTCAATGAGATCAGCAAGCCTGTCGCCGCCTCCAATCCCCTCGCCGCTTGATAGGAGATGAGAATGAAGATGCTCAAGATCGAGAGCAACGTTCCGATGCCGTCGCGCAGAAAGAGCAGCATTTACCCCTTCGCTTCAATGCAGGTCGGCGACAGCTTTTTTGTTTGCGACGGTCGCCACCCCCGATCAATTTCCACCCACATGTCGACAACAGCGCAGCGACATCGCCCAAAGCGCTTTTGCACCCGCCAAGAAGGTGATGGCATTCGCGTCTGGCGGATCGCCTGACAATGACGACGTCTCCCGAAAGCAAGTGGACGAAAGGGCCTTGGTCGGTTGACGGCGATGGCGTCAGCGCCTTGGTCAGAGGCGGCGACGCAACAATCGTTGCCATTCGTCACCGCCTGACCGCCCAGACCCACGAAGCCAACGCCCATCTCATTTCCTCCGCTCCTGACCTCTACGAGGCGCTGAAGGCTGCGGTTGATTGTGGCATGGTCCCTATATCTTCCGCAAGCGAAGGGGGCGCCGCTCGCCACTCACGGCAGGTCGAGGTGGCTGACATGATCCGCGCCGCCATCGCGAAGGCCGAGGGCCGTTAAATGCCCCTGACCAAACCATATCAAGCCTATCTAGATCGCCTCTACCAAGAGAGCGAAGCCCACGAGCAACGCTACTCCAACACGCTCTATCAGAACATCCCGGCGATAGAGAAGCGGGCGCAGAAGCAACGGGACATCGAGATTTTCACCATTCTGGAGGCTGCGTGATGGCAACGATCAATACCAAATATTCCGTAGGCGATGCAATCTATCACGCCTCGATCACAACGGAGAAATTTCGGCATCCGTGCCCCGATTGCGGCGACACGAAGAAGTGGCGGGGTCTGTCGCCGGCTGGCGGCGAATATGAATTTCCCTGCCCTCGCTGCACGGCCCACTATAGGGGCGACGACGCCCTGTCGCTCGATTATTCGCAATACGTGCCGAGCGTCCGTAGGCTCACCATCGGCAGCGTTCAGTACAATTCCGCGCCCGGACATTACGACAGCGGCGCGCGGTATATGTGCCGCGAAACTGGCATCGGCAGCGGGTCGACATACGACGAAGACAGCCTTTTTGAAACTGAAGAACTAGCGCTGAAAGCGGCCGAAGTCCTTGCAGCCACGTCGAACAAGACGACCAACTGGGTCGTCAAGCGGTACGACAAATCGCTGAGCATCAGTGATTATCAGTTGGACGGCGCGACACTCAAGCTGGCGAAGGACCAGGAGAGCCGCGCCCGCTTGATGCTGTGGAACCTCGAAGACCTGTTCGGCAGGATCGCGGAGGAAGCCGGCGACAAAGACGCGGTTCTCGAAATGATCGAGGACTATAAGCGCTGGGATTGGGATCGCGACAAGAAAACCGCTGGCGCGGACCTCGCTGAAATCGCTGAGGACGCTGTGTCATGACCGAGCTTCGCACAAGACCTGTGACTGAGGAAGAAGCGAGCAAGATCCTTTGCCCGGAGAAGTTCGAGTTCTGCCAGGGGCGGAAATGCATGCACTGGCGGTTCAAAAACTACGGCGTCTCGGGCGAGCAGATAGCCCCGACTGGATATTGCGGGCCCGCAGGTGATCCCTCATGACCGCCCTCCCCACTTCCTCCCAGATCGACAAGGCAAAGCCCTGGCTCCGGCATGCCGGTGACCTCGCTGTCATGATCGACGCCATGGAGGGCCATGCGCCCGCCAGCGTGGTCGAGCGCCATCGCCAGCAATTCCAGTTCAACCTTGAGCGCGCCGCTGCCGCGCTCGGCAAACAGCTTGTTCCAAGCGTCGCCCCCGTATCCCTCGTCATCGACAACACTAATCACGCTGAGGCAGGACCGAGATGACACACACACCCGTCACGCCACGGACGCCGCCGAAGATCGCCAAGGCGATCAACAACATCATGAAGAAGGTCCAGCGCCTCGAAAAGGCCGACCACAACAAATTCAGCAACTACGATTTCACTAGCATTGACGACTTCAAGGACGACTGGCGCCCCAAGATCGCAGAAGAAGGGCTTATCGTCACGCCGGATGAACTGGCCTTCGACTTCGAGACGCTGGAGAGCGGCGGCGAAGGCGGCAGGGCGAGCAAGAAAACGCTTTGCGCCAAAATCAAGTTTCAGATGACGGTCGAGCATATTGACGGCGAGGTAGCTGCGCCCGAAACAATCACCATTGTCCTGCCCTACACAGGCGCTCAGACCTCAGGCGCCGCCCGTTCTTACGCCGTCAAGGAGTGGTTCAAGGCGAAGGTGCTTCAGTCTTCTGGCGATCAGACCGAGGAAGCCGATCAGCGCCGGCAGGACGACTATCAGGCCGCCAGCGGCATGCGCATGCCGAAGAAGGATGCGCGGCCGATCTATGAGCGCCTCGACAAGGAGCTGAAGGATTTGGCGGATCAATACGATCCGGCAGCCCTCACCGAATGGGCGGCGACGAACAAGGAAACAGTCTGGACCATGCCGCTCGACTGGCAGGACCAAATTCGCCGCGACTATGACAAGGCCATGGAAGACGCCAAGGCTCGCGAAGGCCTCGACCGCAAGCCTAATGGCAATGGAGCCCATGAGGCCCGGCAATGACCCCGACTGTCGAGCATTGCCCCGCCTGCGGCGTCATCCTTTCGGACAAGAAGGGCCAGCGCTCGCATAGATCGCATGGGCATTTCTTCGCCCGCGTGAATGAGGCCTGGGACAATTTCCCCGACAAATTGCGCGCTCGCCATCCGAGCCCGGAGCATCTGCGCAAATGGGCGCTGATCAGATCCGGCTTCTGCGACCAGCAGACCTATGTTTTCGACAGCGACCGCGATGCCCAGACCTTCGCCGTAGCGATGAAGAAGAAGGATGAATTCGCCGTGGTCATCGTCAAGGAAAGCGTGGTGGATGAATTCACCGCAAAATCTCAGTCGCTCCAGGCAATGGGCAAGGCCGACTTCCAGGCGTCAAAAGACGCGGTCTTCGCCGTTATTTCTGAAATTCTCGGCGCCGATATCGCGAAGGAGGCGGCATAGATGAGCAGAAGCGGTTATGTCGATGACTGTGACGACAATTGGTCCATGATCATGTGGCGCGGCCGGGTCGCATCGGCCGTCCGAGGTAAGCGCGGCCAGAAGCTTCTTCGCGATTTGGGCGAAGCGCTCGATGTCATGCCGGAAAAACGCCTGATTAAGAATGAACTGGAAGTCAGCGGCGAAGTCTGCGCGCTGGGTCAGCTCGGAAGGGCGCGTGGCATGGACCTGTCGAACGTCGATCCAGAGGACGCCGAAACCGTCGCCAGCAAATTCGACATCGCAACATGCCTTGCCCAGGAAATCGTGTTCATCAACGACGAGGCGGGTGGTGGTCGATACATTGACAACAAATGGTTGCCCGAGACGCCTGAGGAGCGATGGACCCGTGTCCGCGCCTGGGTGGCGAGGCAGGTCACATGAGGACCGACCGCCAGGAATTCACCCGCGAGACCAGGGAATCCGCATGGCTCCGCGCCAAGGAGCGTTGCGAGGTCTGCTGCCAGCCCCTTGGCCAGCGCCGTCCGGAATATCACCACAAGACGCCGGCAGCGCTTGGCGGCGACAACTCCTTGCGCAACTGCGTCGTGCTCTGCCCTCCCTGCCATCGAGTTCTAACCCGCACCGAGGACATGCCGCGCATCACCAAGGCCAAGCGCGTCGAGCGCAAGCGGGCCAATCTCGGGCCCCGGAAGCCAGCCTGGGGTCGCCAGCGCGCGTTTGGATCGCGGAGGACTGGATAATGGACATTGGCCCTGACGATCCGGTCCCGGTCGAGCGCGCCGTAGAGCTTTTCTACCCGGCCGGCGGGATCAAGGCTGCCACCCTGTTTGCGGCGATCCGCTCTGGTGCGCTAGCCTGCGAAAAGCACGGGCGGGCCTACATGATCACTCGCACCGATTTCGACGCATGGAGAGAGGCGTGCCGCAAATCAGCAAGGGCGCCAGGCTCTACCCGTACAGGCGAGAGGGCCGTGAGACAGTCTACGTCATCCGAGACGGTGAATATTTCCGAAGTACGGGCTTCTCTCTTGACGAGCGCGACGCTGCTAACACGGCGCTCGCCAACTACATCAGAAGCAAGCGGCCGGACACCGGCCGGACCAACGCGGATCAAATATGGGTCGCAGAAGTGCTAAAGCTTTATGCCCTCGACCAGCCGCCGAACAAGCCATCACTGGCAACGATCGGCTATCACATGAAAGCCCTGGAGCCATATTGGGGCGACAAAAGGCTGTCAGAGGTCAAGGGCTCGACCTGTCGCGCCTACACCACCAAAAGGGTCAAGGCTGGCGTTGTGGAATCAACGGCGCGCCGGGAGCTGAAAACCCTGTCGGCTGCCATCAATCATTGGCACCGGGAAAGCCCGCTCGAGGCGGTTCCAGCCGTCACGCTCCCTGACGAGGGTGAGCGCCGCGAGCGTGTTCTTGAGGTCAAGGAGGTGGCGGCCATGCTTCGGGCCTGCCGGACCCGGAAATGGACCTATGTCGCCCGCTTCATCCTGATCGGCCTCTACACTGGCACCCGGCACGATGCCCTCCTGAAGCTTCGCTGGAGCCCAGCGCTGGTTGGTGGGCACGTGGATCTGGAGCGTGGCATCATCTACCGGCGCGGGAAGGCCGAGAAGGAGACCAGCAAGCGCCGGCCGCCCGTCAGGGCCTCCCTGAAGCTGCATCGGCTTTTGAAGGGCTGGGCGAAACGAGACGCTAAGCTCGATCTCGCTATCGTCATCCACTACCGGGGTAAGCCGATCGCCGGGAAGCTTCGCAGCGCCTGGGAGACGATTCGCGAGGATGCGGGCCTTGGCGAGGACGTTACGCCGCACGTCTTGCGGCACACCTGCGCCACCTGGAACCTGTGGGCGGGCAAGGATATTTGGGAGGTGGCCGGGATAATCGGCGCCGACGCCAGCACGGTTGAGCGGGTTTATGGGCACCACAAGCTGGAAACTGTGGCGCAATCTGTGGCAAGGAAGGTAGCATGATCAAGAAATCATGGTCGGAGCGACAGGATTCGAACCTGCGACCCCTACCCCCCCAGAGTAGTGCGCTACCGGGCTGCGCTACGCTCCGACGGGCGCCGATATAACACCGGCCTCCCCCGAGTGAAAGCCTTATTCTCTCGCGCCACGGTATCTAGTCGTCGGCCCCCAGGAGCTTGCGGGCGGCCCCCAATTCGGAGAGCGCCAGCCGCAGCGACTGCACCTGGGATTCGCTCATGCGCGGCGCCGCTGCCGGGGCCTGGACCTGTGGCGACGGTTCGCCGCCGCGGGCAAAGGGCGCCGATCCCAAAGCCGGGGCCGGACGCTTGATGCGCGGCGCCTGCAAGGCCCGCCCGGGTGCCGG